ATATTCTAACGCGGCAGGTGTTGACGCCCAGCGGAACTGTCCAAGAACCAGACGATGGAAACCACCGGACGTTGCCCGATCCGAATAGGCCCGTGATTGGATTTGATACAGGCTGCGTCATCGTAATCATTGTTCAAGCCCCTTCAAGACAACCATTCTGTTGACGACGTATCCGTGATTTCCGCCGATGTTGTTGACTTTATTTAGTGGATTGTAGTCAAACCAAACAGGGGTAGACGATGTGCCATATGATACGGACAACGGAACCTGCCCATTGATAACTATGGTTCCCGTTGCGCCCGCCGCTGCTGTTGTCGTAGCTACACCAAGCAGCGCGTAGTTATTGGCGGGAGAAAAGTACGCAGATTGTGGAACCTGCACTGCGGCCCCTGACGCTATCGTCAACGAGTTATGTGTTCTAAGTGCCAATGTAGGCGTTGTACTTCTGTAGACATTTGCAAACACGCCACCCGGAAGCAAAAAGTATGCAGGGAATAGGGCGTCCGCGCCGCCCATTGAGGTTACGCCTGCTGAGTATGTAAAGGCACCAGCGGCGGTAACATTTACGACGCCAGCAAAGGTTGCTCCGCCGATATTACCGACTACGATTGCGCCTAGACTGTCGGTAGTTGAAGTGTTCCCAGCTATCGTTCCTGAGTATGGAATACATCTGTTTATCGTCCCGGCTAGGCTTGCTAGCCCAGATGAATTAAACCAGCCACCTGATGTTGGGTTATAATACATAAGTCCGACGCCGGAAGATGCGCCAAAGCACATTAGAAACCCATTATTTGGCAGTGCGATTGCCGTTGGGAAGTTGGAATAGTAATAACTGGCGTTTGATGAAGATATATTTGAGGTTAACGTCGAATTATATATACTAACGTATGATGTAGGACTGCCGGTGTTATTTCCTGTGTCAGCAAAACAAAATCCGACATTTCCATTGCCGGCTACGGCAATACTTGTCTTGCCCCCAGGGTAGTAAGAAGAACCCTGGGCGAACGGAGTTATAGCAACTGCTCCGTTTGCGTTAAGATACGTTATAAAAGAATAAGAGTTATTGTTTGTCCCGCCAGCATATGAAACATATATCGTGTCAGATGAGCTTACGGCTACAAATGGGTAGTATCCCGGACTGCCACCAACAGCAGCGCTTGCTCGTGAAACACTTCCATCGTTTGCATAAACTACAGTGTGAACTAGAGACGTGCTGTTATTTTCAAACGCAACAACGAACCCGCCACTATTGAGTGCGCATACGCTGTACGGAGTAGAATACGTTGTTGTATTACGCATAGTCGTTGTAACGGTGCCATTAGCAACCGCAACGCCTGCCGGAGTAGATATTTGAAAGTTCAGAGTGGTAACAGGCGAGGTGAGCGTAAAGATGCTGACAATGTTGCCATTTGACAGTAAGCAGGCATCAGGGCTGCCTGCAATGCTAGTTGCTTGCAGAACGGTTTGAGCAAGCGACACAGTGCCTAGCGTTAGAGACGACCCGGTATATGTAGAAGAAATTGGCGACGCATTAGGCGATATAAAAGACGCTTTGCTTATTGAACCAGTCGTAGAGCTATAAACCTTTGCCGATCCGCCGATTATGGTTGACGTGTTAGCCAGTGGAATACTAAGCGGAAACGACAACGCCCCAACATTCCCTCGGCCATACCGATAAACGTAATCGCCGGTTGCGAACCCGATGTCGGTATAGATTTCTTGCTCAACGGAAGTTCCGGGAACTACCGGCAAGGATGTTCCGCCGCCGCCGCCGGATGCTGCTGTAGCAGGTGATACGGTGATTCCCATGGTTCTATTCCTCGAAGCCGTAAACGGAAACACTGGTCAATGCGCTGCTGGCATAGACGACGACATTCTCTCCAACTCCAGCGACAACACCAGACTTCTCGATGGAGCCATTGGCCGGGAGAACGAAGTCGTACAGCAGATATTCAGATACGCCGGGCGTCCCGGTCGCGGCTATTGCGAGACGCACAGTTGCCGCAACTGCGTCTCGGTTGCAGATCGTAATTGTGAACGTCGCAGTGCGATCAACGGGAACGGTGTAGACCGTTGTGTTCGTTGTCGCCGCTGGGGCTGACTGACCAAGGATGCCGGAAGCCATAAGCGTTGATCCCTTTTACGAGTAAAAGCTGCCACAGAAATAAGACCGGGCGCCTATGAGTGAACCTCCGCCACCTCCGCCGCCGGCGATTGAAGTCCAGGTAATTCCATTCGATGTGAGCACATTGCCAACAGCGCCCGGAGCTACGAGCTTGATGGCTCCCGCGCCGCCGCCAATGACTGCGCTGTTGTTGGTCAGAGCGTTTGCGCCCGTGCCGCCTTGAGCAGGAGACAATGGCGTCGTCAGGCCACCCAGGCTGGTGATGTCGGCGTTGGCGCCAGCCGCTGCGGCACTGAGTGCGGCCCTTGCGAGCGGCGCCGTGATCGCCCCAGTGCCGCCCTGCGTGATTGCAAGCGCAGTGGTAAGCCCGGTGATGCTGGTGATGTCGGAGTTTGCGCCAGACTGGGCTGCAATGAGTGACGCCCTGGCTGCTGCTGCCGTTGTGCCGCCAGTGCCGCCTTGAACTAGCGACAACGCTGTAGTCAGGCCCGACAGGCTGGTGATGTCGCTGTTAGCGCCGCTTGCCGCCTTTGCGGCTATTTGCGTCTGGATGGGTGACGTGACGCCATCGAGGTAGCTCACTTCGGCGGCGCTGATTGTCAAACCGCTGGCAGAAATTGAACCCGTGATCTTTAGTATTTTGCCAGACCCGATATTGACGCCGACCGAGGTTCCAGTGCCTGCGGCAGCAAACACGTCATCAATGAGCGTCAGGTCAGCGTTTAGCTTGCCACCCCATGTGTTTTGGCTCCCGCCTACCTGTGGCTGGTTTAGGTTTAGGTTTGCTGTGAATGTGTCCGCCACCAGAAACCTCCTACAGTACCGACCAGACAGCCGGGGTTATTGCGACGATCGCCCACGTCTCTGCGGCTATCGTTTCTATTGTCCAAGTCTCAGCGACAACTGGAATGACATCCCACATCAGAACCTTCTCCTTGTGCGGGCAATAAGCGGCGAGCCGCTATGCAGCGACTTCTGCGTTTCGTCTTGCAGCGACTGCACGCGCGTAAGATAGATTTGCCCGAAAACGGCCATGCGCTGATCGTCCATCAGGAACGGCGCGGCGTGCGTCAGCGCGCCATAAAGATAAACGTCAGGCGCTTTGTTCAGCAGCCAGTTAGTTGCGACGGCATCCGACAGTGCCGGGATTTTGCCGTAGTAGATCATCTCGATGTCAATGTTGACGGCGGGCGGCGGAACAAGCTCGATCGCTCCGTTCATCAGCGAGAAAAACCGGGGCTGCGTGAACGCCTTTGACGCATTCACGATGTCGCTCTCGTCGAGCGTGATGTAGCGCAGCGGGCTCTGCCCATCGACGATCTGCAAGTTAATTGCTTCAAGCCAGTCTGCCGGCAGCTGGACATATTCCTGGTTGGACGTGGCCTCGGCTCTGACAATCATCGAACGATCACGCAGCCGCGTATTCAGATCCGCCTCGGCGAACTGAATAAATGTCTGGATTTGCGACGTCAGATCCGCGCGGTTCAGGTAATCCGCAATTGTGGATTGGAGCGTCGCGTAATTGGTGATGAGCGCCATTAGCTGGTCATCCAGCTAGTGCGGAACGGGGCCGCCTCTTCTGATTGAAGCCACTTGCGCATCTCGGCCTTGTCGCGCAAAACGCCGCGCGCTTGCAGATCGAGATAGGTCAGCATCGGCAGAGATGCGACTTTGACCATGTCGCCAGAACGCGACGTGCGCGAAACGTCGTTGCGGATTTCTTTGTTTTGCTCGGCAAGCGCGTCGATGTTGGCCGTCGTCTCAAGCGTGATTTTGTTGTCGTGAAAGTGCATACGCTGCGACGTGCCGGTGAAGGCGTCATAATCGAGATCAAACGAGGCGTTTGCGAACTCTTCGGCCATGACGGCGCTCCTGCAAGACCTGCGGGATTTCCATCGCCAACGACATTCACAACCAAGATGCGATTATAACGTAAGTGTGGGGCGACAGCAAAGCCGCCGCCCCGAGCTAGATCAGGCAGACGGGGTAAGGTTTGCGATCACCGCGTGGGCCTTCTCGGTCTTGCAGCGCAGGCCGTATTCCACGACCAGCTCCTTCTTGTCGGCGTCGCCGGTCTTGGCGATGTCGAACGTGCGGAACGGGCGCAGGTACGAAACAGAC